AACGATTTAAAATGGCCTGCATGAGCAGACGCTGTTGGATATTCTTTGACAATAAGTTGACCTTGTGTTTTTTCTCTTAACTTACTAATCTTGCCATCATATAATTGTTTAGGCATTTCATGTAAATCTTCCATAGTTACATCTAAGAGGTTAGCGTCAATTCTTTCTGCAATTCTTTCCTCTGCCATCTCTAATGTAATATACAATACATTTAGACCTTGTAATAGATAACTTGAAGCTACATGACACATGAATAATGATTTACCAACACCAGTACCAGCAAGAGCAATGTTCAATGTTTTACTAGGAACACCACCTTTGGTAATTCTATTCATATAATCTAAATCAAATTGATATCTCTTTTCTTTTGTATGATAAAATTTAAATCTGGCTTCTGCGTCTTCAATATAATCGTGACCAACTGACTTGTCAAATGATACTGCTAATGCGTCTGATAAGATATGTGGTATTGCCTCTGGTGTTTGTTTCTTATCTTTACCATCTAAGATTTTGATACCACTTAATACTGCATTGTGAACAGCACGGTCTTTACAAAACTTTTCTGTGGTTTCAAGTAACCATTGTTCATCTGCCTCAGAATTTTCAATAGAGTTCACATAATCTTTTATATGTTGTAACTCTTCTTCATTAATATCTCTTCTACTGTTAAGTTCAATTAAGATAGCGTCTTTAGTAGGAAGATTATTATACTTCTCTACAAATTTAAATACTTCACCAAACAATAATTGTTCAACACGATTACCAAAATATTCTTCTTTGATAAAAGGTAAAACTTTTCTAGTATATTCTTCTTTAAAGAATAAACTATTGATTATTGTTTTTTCAATTCGTGATTGCTGTACCATCTTTTAATTTTTCTTCCAATAGTTCTAATAATATGTCACCAATATAATCTATAAACTCAGAATTGTCAAGCAAATCCAGGTCATTAGGATTTTTATCAACTGTGTAATCAAACTTCATAGGTAGTTTGCCATCAGGAAGAGCCTCTTCCTCTGGTGCAAATGCAACTCTACCATAGTGGTAAATTACATCTTTAAACTTACCCTCTGTTAACTTGATACAAGAATAATCTGTGCCCTCTTTTTGAGCAAAGGTATATCTTCTATTCTTCGTCTTGTCCGTAGGTGAATTTTCGTTTTGTGAAGTCATCAATCTTATCTAATACCTCTTTTGTAAAATACTTTTCGGGCTCTGTATTGATAGACTTACCAAAAACTTTTGTGCCGTCTGGCAGTTCATATCTTGTAGATACTTTCTTAAAGACACCAGCTTCTTCGCCTAGTTCTAAAAGACCATAGTATCTGTCAAGACCTGTTTTATAAGTTAGTCTTACATCAATTTGAGCGTTCTCTTTTGTTAATCTCGATTTATAGTTTTTACAATGTATAATATTACCAACTACCTCTGTACCATCTTTTTCTTTTCTCTTACCTAGGTAGACGATTGATGAAGCAGCGTATTTCAAACCTGAACCGCCACCCATTTCTTTTTGTGGAAACATAGAACCAATAACATCATAAGTGTGATTGGTCATTATCATAGGAACACTTGCTTGACCTAGTTTTAAAGTCAATACTCTGAAAGTAGATTTGACAATTTGTGACCTTGTCATGTCTCTAGTTTCTTTACCAGCAGCCGTATCTTCCATTTCTTTTGTGGTAGATAACATACCTAAGCTGTCTAATACAAACATCATAGGTTTTCTTTTGTCTTCTGGTTGTTCCAAATATTTGTCAATCACTTTAATTGATTGAGCTCTAAAATCTTGTACTGTTGCAACTGGCATTACTACAAGTCTGCTACTATCAACACCTCTACTTTCAACCATATCTCTGGATATAGCATTCTCTGATTCAAAGTAGATTACACCTGCGTCTTTGTTTGCCTCTAAAAAGGACTTTACAACACCTAACGCAAAGAAAGTTTTACCTGTAGCAGCTTCACCTGCAATTGCCGTGATACGATTGCCTGGCAGGCCACCGTAAATTGAACCGGATAACAATGCATTGAAAGAGTATGAGCCTGTATCAATAAAACTATCTACATCACCTCCAGCAACACCGTCTTTTGCCAATGTGGCAAATTCATTACCAGTTTCTTTTATAATATCTTTTAAAAAATCACTCATTATTTCTCCTAATATACATCATTTGTTTCATATTGTCAAGCTTTATCTGATAATGTCTATCTGACTATCTTTAGTCCAAACTTCCAAATCTTTTCTTAATCGGCCGTCTTCGTTAAGTTTAGACCATCTTTTGGTTGCATGTTTTCGCCACCATTCTATAAGTTCATTATCATAGAATCTATCATAGTTTTGTGCTCTAACAATCTTGTCTGTTTTACCGTTTACTATATCTATATAGTTATCTATACCATAGTTACTTACATAATATCTTTTTCTTTCTGTAAGTTTTTTTGCATTACTAATCGTAGTGTTAAATGTTTTTAAATCATCACCATCTAGTGTTCGTTTTACTAAACCAATAATTGCATTTGTAAGTTTTAATTTTCTACTACTTGCATTTTCTGGTACTAGAGGACCTGTTTTATCTTCTACATAATGTTGTAAGTCTTTAAATGGTTTACCATGTATCATTGGTATAAAATCACTATCAGTTAAACCTTTATATCTTAACATAGGTTTCATACCATCATATTGACTTGCTGACTTTGAATTGCCATATAAACTTGTAGTTTCAAACATACACAAGTTCATATCATATTTCTTATTTAACTTTTCTCTAACTTCATGTGAACAACACAAAGCAGCCAACAATTTACCACCAAGATAATTAAAACCAAATGGCTGTGTAGGCACAATTACAAAACCCATAATAACAGTTTTGTTAAAAACTTTTAAATCGGGTACATTCCCCAATAATACATTTCGTGGTTTACAATTAATAACAGGAGAACCGAAGCGCATAAAACCAACAAACTTATTAGTATTCTTTTCTCTAACTGCAAGTTTCAAAGCCTTTCCTGGAATACTGACCATATTACTATGACTTGAAATCATATTAATAGAAGTGTCCCATGTATGATTATCTAGTTCAACAACTTCTAAATCCATAACCTCTGGCGACATATCAAAGTCATCAAACATATCTGAGTCTAAGCCCATACCAGGAAGTGGTTGAGGTATGGTTTCTATTTGTGCCATTTTTTGGTCACGCATATACTGGTCAATACGATTAAATTGACCAAAATAATCTGTAAATACATCAGCACAATGTTGTGCTTCATCTCTACTTAGGGTCTTCGCCATTCCATATCCATAATAATAAACACATTAATAATAAGGGTATTATACTATACAATATTGCTAAAGTCAAGCTTATACCTCATTCCCCCAATAGTCCCAATTAGGGTAAGTTTTGTTTCTAGCAAACATTTCTAAGTAAGGTCCTTCAACCAATCTTTCAATGTCTCTATGAATTAATGGTTTCTCGGAATGTCTGCGTCTTTCTGACACAATCAATTGTGCCACATCTTTATTGATTCGTTTTGGTCTACCTTTTGTTGCAAGTAAACACATTTCAGGATTACCTCTCGTCCAATAGCCTAGACCTGTAAAAAATCCCATAGTATTTTTATTTGTTTTTGCCCATGTAAAACCAACTGTTTTATATTTAAAACCCCAGGCGTCTATAACTTTAAACGCCTGGTCTAATAGAGGGTCAACAACCCACATTAAAAGGACTGCATTGTCCGTAGTAATAGACCTAACAGGTAAATTACAAATGTCAGTAATGCTAAGGCAAGGATAGTGTTTTTCAGGACTTCTATCCTTTCCTTTATCTGACCTCGTTTTAAAATGCCAAGGAGGGTCTGCATAAATCACTCCATATTTTTTAGTTGGAAAATTAACCAAAGAAAGCCTCCAGACTTGCTTGTGGTTCTGCCTTCCACCCTATTGCGTCAAGAATAAATCTCATAGGGTCAAGGAAAGTCTTTTCAAATTGTATATCATAATCAACATATTGTTGTAATTTAAATTCTTCAGGCAATGTGGTAATATAACTTATCACATCAAACTTAAATGGATTTGCCTGTTTTAGTTTAATAAATTTAATCTTGTCGCCTTCTTGTATTAAAGGATATTTGTTTTGTAAACCAAGTTTGTGTATTTGATAATTATATATCAATGCACCTTTTACATGTATCGGTGTGCCTTTGATAAAGATGTTTGCACTATCACGATACTTTTTAAGATTGTTACAAGACCTAGGAAAAGCAATCTGTTCAGCCTTCATTTCAAAAAATTGTTTCTTAAAATCTGCAACTAGTTTATGTAAATCTGTTTCTTCTTTAGACATGATTGTTTTGATTGCCTCTTTAATCTTCACACGGCAAACACCAGGTGTAGATGATTTAACTGCCTCGATACCCATAAGTTTTAGTTTAGGTTCTGCAAGTCTAACACCTTCCTCGTC